CTTATACTCACATGCCACTTATATTTTTAGAATCTTTTAATGCACCTAGTGCAATTCTACAAGTTAATGATGTGCAAATCGAAATGCCATTAGATTGGAGTGTAATTTGTGGAGAACCATCTGCTGGTGACCCAGAAATACTTCCATTAGCAACAATTAATCAGAGGGGTTTTAAGGCATTTGAAACAAATCCAAAGACGAGTATTATGCCAAGTTGGCCGTTTATTGATATTGTAAATGTATATACTGAAAAGAAATGGTTTGTGCCAAAATTAAAATATGGGCATTTACTATGTGTACCAATAGAGGATAAACCAAAACCCCGGTGTTTGTACTTCGTAAAAGAAGTAAGCAAATTACCCGAGGTTTTGGATTTAGATAAAATATGGATTTAGTCCATATTATGCATCATCTGTGAAATCGTCATCATCAGCGTTAGCAACATCATCGTCACCTGCTTCTTCCATGCGGACTATGCCGGCGGAAGCCGCTGAACCCATTTGCCATTGCAAAGATGTTCCGTCTAATGCGTTAGATCCTGTTGCACTTGGTGCAACTACAGTAACTTTGTGTGCTGAAATTTTCGAAACTGTATATGTTTCGGAGTCAGCACCTAATACCATAATTGACATTTCGCCTGCACTTAAAGCCGCTGGTAAAACACCAGTCTTTAGTGTACAAGTAAATTCATCATCGTTTGCACCTGTTTCAGCACATACAAACCTTTTAGAACCTTTTTGCTTAATGATTGTACCTTCTTTAACGGCTGTTCCGTTATGGAAGGAAACTTTGATTTCGTTTGCACCAGCCGTCGCACCTGCGGCCGCTGTTGTAAACATTTTTTTATTTAATGGTCTTCCCATTTGTTTTCTCCTAGTTAGAAGTCCAATGTGGGTTCTAGCCACTACGGGGTTGGAGCCCCATAAGTCCTATAAAAATAGGCACTTGAACTATTCAAATATTTATGCTATAATACAATATGAGCAAGAAATCTGTACCAATTAAACAACTTTTATCAGCAATCGACCATCGTAAGAAGGATTTCTACGATAAAATTGACCATGACACGTATAAAATAGAACCATGGCTTGCAATGCGATGGGCGAGTAGTGTAAGCAATAAAGTTTTTAATATAGTTGCACACCATTTACTATTAACAAATGATTTTGTAAATGTACATTTTAATGTATTAAGTAAACATCCAAAATTGCAATGGTTATTATTAACTATTACTGGTGCAAAAACAGGCAGATATCATCAATGGATTCCACCTGGCAAACGTGGTAAGAAGGATAGATTAAAAGAGTTTGTGTTTACTAAGAATCCAACTTGGAATGAAGAAGAACTAGATTTATTTTTTACAGTTAATACAAAAAAAGAGCTAGAAGAATATGTTGGCAGTTTTGGATTAACACCTAAGCAAACTAAGGAGTTGTTTGGAAAATAAACCAAGGACATGTAAGTTTTGTGGTAAATCTTTTAAGCGAGAACGAACTCTCGCTAGTCATGTTTGTGAACCAAAACGTAGACATGCTGATAGTGTTGAGCGTTATTGGCAACTTGCATTTAGAACATATCAAAAATTTTACAAGTATAATTATCCAACACGCAACAAGGATCGTACAAAAGAACAATTTATAAAAAGTCAGTATTATAGTGGTTTTATAAAGTTTGGGCGATTTTTAAGTACTGGTTTAGTGCTTAACCATGAAAAATATGTTGAGTATGTAATACGTAATGCAGTTAAATTAGAACGATGGTCTAGTGATGCAATATATGATGAGTATTTAAAAGAGCATTTGTTTAAAGAAACTGTTGATAGAGCCGCCGAACGAATGATGTTGCATATAATGAATTGGGCAAGTGATCATGATCAACTAGCAGACAATTTTTTTAATGAACTAACATCAGCAAAAGCATTACTATTAATACGTAATGGAACAATTAGTCCATGGATAATATATGGCACACATCAAGGCGAAAAGATAATTGATAGTATGTCAGATGAACAGTTAGATATTGTTGTTAAATTTATTGACCCAAGGAAATGGAAGCCAAAGATAAAGATGAAACAAAGTGAAGCAAAGTGGTTAAAAGATATATTCAATAACCTAATTATACAAGACGAATTAAAAGCAGAAATTACTAGGAAATTTGATGAAAGTTACGGCTGACATTGACATAGATTGTGCTGATCGGACAGAAATATTGAAGTATTTCAAACATGTTTCTGCAAAGCAAAAGAATGGTAAACCACACAACTCTGGTGTTTACTTCCATGATGTGCCATATGATCCATTAACTGATTTATGTTTACTAGAATATAATCAAGCAGAAGAAAAGAGTTTTTTCAAAATTGACTTACTTAATGTTCACTTATACAAGGACATTAATGGTAGAGAGCATTTGAATAAACTGTTAAATGAAGAACCAGACTGGAATTTATTACAACATAAAGAAATTGTAGATATGCTATTTCATTTAAACAATCATTTCGATATTGTTAATACTCATAAACCAAAAAGTATTGAACAACTAGCAATGTTACTTGCAATTATAAGACCAGCAAAGAGAGCATTGCTGGGCCGATCGTGGCCAGAAATAGAAAAAACAGTATGGCAAATGCCAATGGACGACTCATATTATTTTAAAAAATCTCATGCAATAGGGTATGCACATGTTATTGTTTTACAACTAAATTTGTTGCGTGAAAATCCTCAGAAATTTTTAGCACAGAGTTGAATCTGGCGTCTTTTAATTCTTTTTTCGTTTATTGAATTTAAACTAACTGTTGGGCCTTTAGACACTTTTGCATTTTTACTATTAAATGTCTTAAGAGCGTAATGAAATTTATGAAATCTGTTACCTAATACTAAATTAATTGGAATGATGCGGTTTGATTCCCACCACCATTCATCTGCTAAAGCCAAAAACTCTTGCTTATCCATTTCGTCTACTTTTTCGTACACATAAACACTTGTAACTGTCTGTGTTTGATTTTGTATAATACCAATTATTTCTCCGTTGGTACCAAGTTCCAGTACACTTAAAAACGGAAATTTCTCTAAAAAATCTTCTTCTACATCCATTTAAAATCCTATAAATACTAATTATAATAAGGTCGACAAATATGAAACTTCACAAGTATACAGTTAATCTAAGTGCATCAACTGGCAAGAAGCGTACATCACGTTCTGCCAAAACTAGTCACACCCCAATAAGATTTTTTAAAGGGGCAGAGAATAATATTACTTTATCTATTGCCGATGACAAAAATAAAGACATTAGTATGTCTAGTTATGATATCCTTGGGACGTTAATTGACCCGTCCTCAACAGTAATATTTAGTAAGGCATGCAAGGCTGTTTCAGAGGATTTTACAAAATACGAATTTTCATTACAAGCAGACAAATTACTTGGTGTCGAGGCAGGCTTTTATAAATTAAGTTTCAGTTATGCAGACGACGCATCGCAATTACCTTTATATGTTGATAATGCTTTAAACAATACAGTTAGTGTAGAAGTTGTTAAAGATAATTATACTTGGTTCGAACCATCGACTGTAATAGAGGCGTTTAATGTTATAGACAACGTCAATGACATTAGTGAAACTCCAAGTTATAAAGGCGACCAACATTACGAAGATACCAACGGACTTCACACTTTCGCATTTTATGCCACAGGCTTTACTGGTAAAGTATGGGCTTATGGTACATTAGATGCAGACCCAAATGACAATGCACATTGGTTTCCATTAAAGTTAGATACTATAGAAGATTACAACACTATGACGGCAAAGACCGGTATCGAACCTTTCAATGTTACCTGCAACTTAGCATTTATCAAATTTAAAGTAGATACAGACTCAGGAACGATTGACAAAATACTCTATAGGCGCTAGAATAGTAGTATGACTATTGTCCAGGAAAAAGTACGTTCTTTTATTCCGTTCAAAGCAAAGAGTAGCCCAGGTGGTTGGATATCACATAATTGTCCTATGTGTATGTCATTAGGCCATAGACGAGCAGACACCAAAGGCAGAGGCGGTTGGCGGTTTAATCAAGACGGCGCAATAGGGTATAATTGCTTTAATTGCGGTTTTAAAACTATATATAAATCTGGTAAGTTAAATCCAAAATTAGTTAAACTGTTAAAAGCATTAGGTGCTCAGAAACAAGAAATAGACGAGATACAGTTAATTGCTATTAGGACATCTGATCTTGTAAAAACTGCATGGCAAGAAAAAACAACAACTGTTGATGAATGGAAAGAAGTTATATTACCAGGTAGTGCCAAAAAAATAGATGACTGTGAAGCAACTGAGAATTTTGTTGAAGCAGTAAAATATATTGCAGATAGAAAACTCTTAGATTTAGCAGATTGGCATTTTAGCGATCATAAAATATATGATATGCAACATAGGATTATATTGCCTTATAAGTACGGCAATAAAATAGTTGGCTATACTGCAAGGCATATTAAATCATTAAACAAAGGCAGAGTTTCAAGTAGGTACATAACTCAGCAACCACGAGACTATGTTTATAACTTAGATGCACAAAAAGACAGTCGTAAGTATGTTATTGTTACAGAAGGCCCGTTTGATGCATTGAGTGTTGATGGTGTTAGTGTTGGCTCCAATAGAATAAGCAGGGGTCAAGTTAACATTATAAACAGTTTTGGTAAAGCAGTAATAGTATTACCTGACTTTGATCATGCTGGTAAGGATTTTGCAAGGCAGGCTATTAAGCATAAATGGTCTGTGAGCTTCCCGCAATGGAAGAAAAAATACAAAGATCCAAATCAGGCAATGGTTAAGTTAAGTAGATTGGATATATTAAAAAGTGTTTTAGATGGTAGGGTAACAAATCCTACTAAAATTAAAGTATTACTATCACAATGGAAATAATTGATGGCTGAAGAAATTAAAGACTATACACCAGAACTACAAAAACTATTTGTAGAGACATTAATATCAGATTCAGAAACATATAGTAGGTGTCAAAATATACTAAGTCATACATATTTTGAACAACCATTTCTAGATTGTGTTCAATTTATAAAAAAATATGCTGATCAATATGGCAAATTGCCTGATACAGAAAAGATTCATGCAACATGTGGTGTACAATTAAAAATTATAGACACACCTGAAGATCATGTAACATGGTTTTTGGATGAGTTTGAACAGTTTTGTAGGCACAAGGCACTTACAGATGCAATTCTAACTAGCACAGACTTATTAGAAAAGAATCAATTTGGTGCAGTAGAAGCACTTATTAAAGATGCCGTAGGGGTTGGACTTGCTAAGAACTTGGGTACAGACTATTATGAAAACCCAGCAGATAGACTTACAGTATTAAGAGATAGAGACGGCAGAACAACAACTGGTTGGAAAAGTATAGATAAAAAACTTTATGGTGGATTTAATAAAGGTGAATTAAACATATTTGCAGGTGGTAGTGGTGCAGGTAAAAGTTTATTTTTACAGAATTTAGCTCTTAATTGGAGTATAGAAAAACTAAATGTTGTATATGTAAGTTTAGAACTGTCTGAAGGATTAAGTGCAATGCGACTTGATAGTATGTCAACAGCAATACCCTCAAAAGAAATTATGAAAAACATTGAGGATGTATCTATTAAAGTACGTATGGATGCCAAACGTAATGGTAATTTACAAGTTGTACAGTTACCAAATGGTGTAAATGTTAATGATATAAAGGCATACCTTAAAGAATACCAAATACAACGAAAATGTAAAATAAATTGTGTTATAATTGACTATTTAGATTTAATGATGCCAGCAGGTCGCAAAGTACCACCAAGTGATTTGTATGTTAAAGACAAGTTAGTATCGGAAGAGTTAAGAAATTTAGCAGTTGAAGGTGATTATTTGTTTGTTACTGCATCACAATTAAACAGAAGTGCAGTAGAAGAAATAGAGTTTGATCACTCACATATTGGCGGTGGTATTAGTAAAATACAAACTGCTGATAATGTTATAGGCATTTTTAGTAGTCGTACAATGCGAGAACGTGGTCGTGTACAGATACAGTTTATGAAAACACGTTCTAGTAGTGGCGTAGGACAAAAAATTGACTTAGAATTTGACCAAGAAACCCTTAGAATACGTGATTTAGCAGATGATGCCCAACAAGTAGATGAAGCAGAAAGTATTATAGATAAATTAAAGAAAAAAAGTAGTGTAGAGTTTGTTAAAGAGCCAGAATCTACTCCAGCAAATAATGCAGACCATCTCCGTAGTTTACTGAAAAAATTCGATTAACAAAAATAAAATAAATATATACGGACATGTATCTCTAAGGTTTTAATAAATGAAACATAAAACTAAATCATTGCTGGAGGAAATTAATAGTATAACCCCAGTCAGAGATAAGAAGCAAATTTTACGTTCTCGCGGTGAAAATGCAATCGCTGGAATGATTAATCTTCTCGAATACATTGAAAAACAATGGGGCGAAGATGAAGCAGAACGCATTGTTAGTCGTGTTATGTTGAGCGTAAAAAAACGAGACCCCCAAAAATTTTATAATACTCTATCAAGTTTAAGGTACGGGAATGAACATTGAAGACCTTATCCGCAAAAAAGGAATGGCTCATATAGAAGAGTTGCCATCACATGCATTTATTAAGTATGTGCGGGAAATCGAACATGTGAGCATTAGCGAAAAATTAGACGGGGCAAATCTGCAAGTTGGTATCGACGAGCATGGATTTTATACAAGTCGTGGACAAAAAGGTGGCGACAGACAGTATAATTCAGATGGGTACGGTACAACATTTGCAAGTACATATATGAGAGCGGCACATAAAGCCCTGGATAAAGTATCAAATACTTTAGAGGAGAATGGTGTCAGGCAAGGGACTGAGATAAATTTAGAAGTATTTTTCGGTGCTTTGCCTAATACCGTTCCATATAATGCTGATGGTATAAATCGTATAGTCTTCCTCGGTCAAACCGCTGGTGATAAGATTAATTTAACAAGTTTGGCCAAAGACTTAGACGGTGTTCGTGTAACTATACAATTATTAAATGTACCTGATACTAATGACGGAAAAGATATATCTTATAATACCCGTAATTACGTATTTGAGTTTGCACAAGTACCTCAAATAAAAAATAAAATTAGTGATAGTAGAATACAACAAATTGAGCAAGAGTTAACTGAGTACGAAAAATGGCTTGGTAATGCTAGTGAGTTGGGTGGTATTCCAAATCAAGAAGCAATTACCATCAATATGAATAAGATCACAAAAGATAAACGTGATGGGGCAAAAGTAGTTAGAGAAAAAATTAAAGGGCAAGACTTACAATTTAAAATGCTAGTAAAAAATGTTTTATTAGATACGTTTGTAAGGGATCGTGGAAGTCAGTTTGGTCCAAAGCCTGAAGATGGCGGATGGATTGAGGGCGTTGCACTTAAAGATCGTAATGGTAACTTAGTTAAACTTGTAGACAAAGATATATTTTTAAAACGAAACGTAGATAATCATGAATTGCGTAATGAAATAGGCGGACAAGCAAAAACGCCTGATTTAGTAGAAGGTATGTGGGGCGATATTAAACTAACTATTGCAACAGCATTAGGACACCCAGAGTTAGGAACATACCAAGCAAAGCGATATCTAAAAAAGTTTGATGATCCAGTTCAAGAATTAAGTGATTTTGACATAACAAGTGTTGGTAATTACTTAACACCAGTATTAAAAGATAAACAAGAGAATTTACATAGTCGTTTAGAACAATATGACAGCGAAGAACACGAAAATGAACATGTTCACCAAAGAAATTTACAAACCTTCGCAGAAGTGAATAAATATATTGAGGACATACTGGGCTATATAAAAGAACCTGATGCAAAGCCACAAGGCTTGCTAATGAAACTAGTCAAGGACAAATTATAATGTATTTGCATGAAATATGTATAAGTGATGTAGTTAAAGCGTCAAGTAGAAACTTTAGAAAAGGCCGTAATACTCTACGTAAACGAAAGTTTAAAAAGTGGATGAAGAACTTCCTTGGCGAAGCAAAGGGCGGCACAGTTAAAGCAATATCAAATGCAGGTCCTATTGAACAACATGAAGTTGGTCCAACTCTACAGTTTTATCAAAGACAACTACATCAATTAGCATTATCAGAAGCAGAATTTGCACCATTTAAAGATATTAATATTTTACACTATGCATTAGGCAGTACTGGCAAAAAGAAATGGTCAGGTGATTTAGATGTTGCAGTTAAAGTAGACGAAGAAAACATTTCTGCATTTAAAGATATGATTAAACGATTATCTGGTGCTGGTGATATGCAACAACATGGTAATACAATTAGTTTAGGTGTAGCCGTACAAGATTACAATGAACAAATGCAACCTACTGTTGAAGATTATAAAGCATTGGGTAAAACTGTTGAAATGTTTCCACGAACTGGTATAACACAATTAGATTTTATGTTTGGTAACCCAGAATGGTTAAAACATTATTATCATTCCCCAAGTCAAAACGAATCAGAACATAAGGGTGTATATAGAACATTATTACTTAGGGCAACGGCTTCAAATATTGGTGCTGAAACTAGGTTAGAATCAGATAACAGAGTTACAGACGCAAATGGCAATCATCCTGAAATTAATGTTGTATCCAAATGGAAATTGAGCCCAAAAGACGGAATAGTTAGAGTAGAACGTAGGCCAAAACCTAATGCAAAAGGAACTGGTTATACAAAAGCATTTGAAGATACTATGGTATCTGCACCAATGATTGATCCCAATCATTTTTTACAAGAACTAGATATTAAAGCAACCGACGGTCACAGTAATCCAATTAATAGTGTTGAGAGTTTATTAGCGGGTATAAGTCATATGGATAAAGACTCGCAACATAACATTATGGTTGAATTTGTTAAATTAATCGAGCAAAATGGTCTAGACATACCTGCCAAATTTGCGGCTTATGCGAGTAAATAATGTATAGATGGTCAGGACTTACAGATACTTGCGAGTTATTTTATGCAAGTGTATTAAGTCTTTGGATAATATATAATATAAAACAAACCAACAAGTATGCACAACGATACGCACAAAAAAGTCTGAGGTCAAGAGAATATAAAACCAAACAATCAATAAAAGGCGATCTTACAAACTTAATAACAGATATAAATTATGCAAACAGAGAGCATGATTTAACAAAACTTGAAGAGCGTCAATGGCAAAACGTATTAATAAAAATAGGTGATTATCAGACATTCATAACTCGAATGAAAGAAAACAACTTAAAAGAAGCAACATTTAAAAACTACATTAGACGATTAGAACAACAATTACAAATACGACATCCAAGTTTAATTAATACACGAATATTAGCAGAGACATGGCCTACCCAAGAAATACATAGGAAACGATTAGCATTTACACGTTTAGAACAATACCTAGGTAAAAATGGTAGGCAAATGGATTTTTATAAGACATTTAAAGATTTAAGAACAATGACAAATCTTTATATTACAACGGCGTACAATGCAGAACGTCGGCAGCCAAACATGAAATTAAAGTCACGATTGTCAATGTATGACAGACGTTTACGTATGGCTTAATAAATATAACAAAGGCTATAAAGGAGATATAAAATGGCAGGAGCAACACAAGT